CATTCGAGAGCGTAATGGTAGTTGATCCCGCGACTTGGGTTGAAACCACCTGCCCCCGCGTACCAGAGCCATCGCGATAAAGGTCAATTGCAAGATCGCGCGAGACGCTTTGCAGTGTGCCGTCGATTTCCACGGTTGCCGCGCGTAAAAAGGCGTCGCTATTTCCCTCGGAAGCAAGGATCACTTCGTTCGAGATCGAAGCGGTGCCATAGTTAGCGGTGCGGGTAAGTAAGAACGCTTTAAGCTGGGTAGAGGTTTTATTTGCTACCGCGGTTGCCATCGCTGCGGATCGCCCCTGTGGGTTACCATAGATCAAGGGCACTTTCATCAGTTCGCCCTTAAAATCCTCGTACTTATCAATCATGGCATAAAAGGGATTATTTTTATAAACAAGATTTTCGACTTTCCAGCTGGTGTAATGTTGCTTTAAAGCCGCTTCGAACGTAGTCATGTTCAGCATGATATATCTTCCTTAAATTAATATTGATGTTTCAAACTGCTGTTGAAATTCGCCCCATCGTCGCGTTTGGGATCAATATCGCTTTAAGAAAATCTCTAGCTAAATCATTCTAGCGCACATTTTAAAAAAATCAAAGCTATTCCCATTTAATGAGTCGGGCCGCGTTGGCGAGGCTTTCCGCTTCGCTCGTTCTTCGCCCCGACGTTGTTCCTAACGAGGAGGTATGGGCGCGGGAAGTGATGGTTTGCGGCGCCACCTCTTTCGGCATAATGCCAAAAGGATCATTCTTTTGCTCACTCTTTTGCTCACTTGCCCAGCGCCCCCCATATTTTTTAGTTTTAGCAAGCCGATCGACTTTCGGCTGTAGTTGTTTCGCGCAGTACTCTTCCAAATGATTATACGCGCTTTCAAAATCAAGCGCTTTGCCGCCCTGATCCCCACCGGTGTCTTTCCAGTACTGCCGGCAGATTTCAAACACCATATCAACGGCATCGGCGTGCGAGTCAAACGCGGCATCGACTGACTCATACTTTTCAAGATTATTTTTTAAAAAAGTAGCCGCCTCCCCCTTAAAATTGGTAATCTGCGCCTCACGTTGCCGCTCAAACTGGGAGGTTTTGGCCTCCTCCTGCTCGCGGCGAAACGACTCGATTTTCTCCTCAAGTTCCCGCATCTTTAGCGCTTCGGGCGAGACAGGCCCCTTAAGAATATGGTCGGTGATGTCGGCGTAACTCATGCCGATTGACTCCAGGTAGGCAATCGGATCAGACTTAATGTCGTTTTTAAGCTTTTCATACGACGAATAGCCGCCCTCTTTCTCTTTGATCGCCCGTTCCCGTTCCAGGAGCGCCCGCTCTTTTTTCGCGAGCGCGGCAAATCTTTCCCCCGCCGAGGGTTCACGCGCCGCCGGTTCTGGCGGCGGCGCGCTTTCCACCGGCGCTATCGCCGTCGGGTCTAAAGCGGCACTTTCTGGCATCATCTGCACGCCGTCACTCGACGGCATAATTGCGGTTGGTTCGTTTGACATAATTATCCCCTATTGTGGTGCTGGTTGCAAAGATGGCGCGATCACGCCCGCCGCTTCTGGCGTCGGCGCGTTCGTGAAAGCAGGCTGCATCTGCGCGGCCGCATCGGCTACCCCTGCGGCGTTACTAGCATCACCAGCGGGATTGCCGCCCATCGCCGGTGGTGGCGGCGGCGTTCCTGCGGCTTTATCGATTAAATCCTGCACCGCGTCGATAAAGTTGCGAAGATTATCCTGCACCTCATCTGGCAAGCCATCGACCTGCGCTTTCAGATAGTATTGTTGCGCCATGGTGCGGGTAAGCTGCAGGTCCATATAGGGTTCGGGCGCGCTATACTTATCCCCATCGAGCATTTTAGATAAAACCTTATCTGCCAAATGAAAATTAGCGTATTTGATATTTTTCCACTGATCGATATCGGGAAAGTCTAGTAGTTCCGCGGCCTGGGTAGCATCGACATACCCCGCGCCAACAAGCTCTTGTACCTGCTGCATCCTCACCGCGGGGGTTTGCGACAGCGCCGAGGTAGGAAACCTTTGCAGCACAAACTCATCTTTTTCAAGATTAATCTCCGACCATTTGAGATCTTCCATGCCAGATTTGGTGTTAAAAGTAGAGATTTGCCAGCCTGGATGCTTTTTAGCGATCTCTCTTGCCTCAAAAATCGTAAGATCTGCGATCGCCATAAAGGCATCTTCATACTGAAGGGAATGCTGGACAAACCGCTCTGATTCAATATCGTTATATTCCCGCACCGCCTTCCCCGAAAGCTCATAACTTGGTTTGGTGCCCTGCGCCGTCGTGCCAGAGATCCCAATTAGTTCATAGGCTTTGGCATAAAGCTCCTCCACCCACTGAAATACCTGCCCAGAAATGGGGGTCGGGGCGATGATTTCGGGTTTAATGCCGGTGTAGCGCCACACCGCGCCGGTTTCATTATTAAGTTTTCCCTGCGCGACTTTTGAGCCCGTTTCAATCAAAACCTTGGGCGCTGACATAAGCCCGATCGCGTTTTGGATATTAAGTAGCGTTTTATTGATCTCAATCTGGATGCCGCAGAGCTCATCGGCTACCGAGCGCCCCCAAAAACCGAAGGGAAGCTTTGACCAGTGATAAAATACAAATGGAAAATGATCTCTTGTCCATGGCTGATCAAGCAGCGTCACAGTATCAACACAAATCACATGCCGCCCGTCATCCGAATTCTCATCCGATGGCAGATGAAAAGCTTCCACAAGCCGCACCATGTCGGTTGCCCTAGAGCTTCCCGAAGTATCGACAACTTGCGCCGCTGTTTTGATCTTCGCCGCATGATCGGGATAAAGATAAGCTAGCGCCGAGCGGTCCATGTAGCGGCATTGGTAGAGATTTCGCGGCGTGCCATAGATGCCATCAAAATCATCAACCCTAATTTCCTCCGAAAGTACCCGCTCGTAGACGATTTTGGTCCCCTCCGAAAACACCTTGACAACCCCCGCATCAAAAATGCAGGCATCGAGAAACACGCGCGGCATAATCTCATAGAGTTTTCCCGCATAGAAAAACCCAAGCAGGGCTTTATCAAGGGATTTGGCTTTTTTTTGCTTTTTATAATCGCCACCATCGGTTAAAAACGTCGGCTTTACCTTGTTTTTAGCGACTTTCGCCTGCAGGGTATCGGCCACCGATTTCACCACATTCCAACTTGTGCGAAAGACGCGGTTCGCCTGCGCGTGCGCGGCAAACAAAAAGGGGCTGGTGCCGATCATATCGACATCCCCGTACATGCGCAGATTTCTAAGGTTGTTTTGCGTTCGCCCCTGCTGCGCCGCTTCAAGCTGCCGAATAAGGGCAATGATTTCCCGATGTGATTCATCCACCGGCATGCCCCACCATTTTAATTTTGCGCCAAAATCCTCTGGATTATACATGCGGGGCCTCCCAGCCGGTTGCGAGCGTATCTAATGATAACTCTCTATTTTTATCAGCTTTGTCGTTATAATTTACCGACGGCTTTAGACTGATCTCAAACTCATGCCATCTAACGTGGGTAGCCCCCTTTTCGGCGGCAAAGGTCACGAGCTCTTTAATAAGATCAAGGTCACAGCTACAAATCATATTACACCCTTTCAATAATTAGCAGAAGAATCGAAAAATGGATTATTATCAATCTCATCAGTTATATCATATGACGCAAGCATTCTTTTTTCTTCGGCGCGCCAATAATCTTCTGAATTTGAGGCGAAGGCCGGTACAGGTGTTTGATAAAAGTATGGGCGGCATTTGCGATAAGCATATAAAAAAGCATCGCTACTATGGTTTGCCGCCCTGGGATCTTCTTTTTTTCTCGAATCATCTGCCCACCCTAAATTCAGCCACTCTTGCGCAAGATCGGAGTCCTCGCGGATCAGTACATTTCCAGCGTCAAGATCAGCGTTTAAAAATTCAATGTTTGTTAATTTTTCAGCCTTGTCGGCCGCGCTTACCGGCAGATGATACCTTATTCTGAGCTCTTCGCCGATCTTTTTTCCAAGCGCGCCTTCGTCCATTACAATTTCCGAGGGTTGATACCGATCGCGCATCTCTATTATTTTTAGCGCAAGGTCATGGATCGAGAGTTTATTTTTCTTAAAGCCATCAACGCGGTAAATTTTATTTGTATGCTCTGGGTTATAGCCCAGCACCTCGATTGCATCGTCATCGTTATAGCCAAGATCGATCCCCATGATTTTTATCAGATGAAAATCCGGTAGCTCACTATAAGAGTTTCGTAGCGGGTTATAGTGATAAATATTATCCGATAGGGATCTTACCCATTTACCAAAATATTCCCGAAGAAGAATCGGGTTATCATCATCCCAGCCCTTTAGCCGCTTAAGATCGGCGATAAATTTAGCGCCGTTTAAATGCGGGTTATCGCGAACGTCCCAATGATGACGTGAGTATTCCTGCAGTTTGTTGTTAGCGCGGTAAAAAAGACTCATAAAATCCGCCGATGGGGTGCCAATAAGCGCAATCGAACCGGACATGTCAAGCACCGCGGGGACAATGATTTCATCCACCACATTTTCAAGATGGCCGCGCCAGGAGCTACACTCGTCAAACACCACGAGTTTATAGGGATTTCCCCGCAGGTTTTCCGCGGTGGTCTCATCGTTGGCGCCAAACAGCCATATTTCTGAGCCGTTAACGAGTTTCGCGACAAGTTCAGTTTCCGACCATTCGACGTTTAAACTATATTTTTGCGCGATCTTTTTGAGTAGCCGCCACATAATATTTTTTGCTGAGCGGCGGGTAAGGGCGAGATAGACGCTAATACTATTTCCCGTCGTCATCGCCGCATAATAGAGCGCGACCGCGCAGCACCAGCTTTTCCCCGCCCTTCGGCCGCAACAGCCTGATTTAAAAGTAGCGGGATCTTTAACAAAAGCTAGCTGCTGCGCAAATAGCCCCTCCATGAGGGTCTCTGGCGTGAATTTATTCCGCGGTTTCGTCTTTTTCGCTGCACTCAATTAGCGGGTCTCCGACGGACGATGATCTAACGACAACACAACGCTGGGTTTCAATTTCGCAGGAAAGCAAAACCCCCGCGATAATAACAAGGGGATCGGGCAGACACGGGCAACAATTAAGATGTTTTTCCAAATCTTTTTTGCTTTTAAATTCTTTCGCGTATTTCCAATCCCAATCGAGCAGATAAAATTTACGACTCATTTTTTAGATTCCTTTTCTTGTTTTATTTCCGGCAGCGGTTCTAAAAACGCGATATTGGTCGGAAAAACGATAAAATTGCGCCCGTTATTAAGCACAATATTTAAAACCCCTGATTCATAATCCATCGATTTTACCCCGTATTTAACGACCCTTACGTCAAGGGTCGTGTAGGTCGTGTTAGCAAGTTCGATGGGCGAGCCAAATCTAGCTGTTTGTATCCGCATTTTCCACCATTTTTAACCCTGGCTTTGCGGGCTCTTCTGCCGCGGGTTCGGTAAGTTTAATATAGCTTTCGGCGACGATAATATGGCAATCGACATTGGATTCATTTTGCGCCGGATCGCCTAATTTCCCGTTTAAAACTACAAACCCTTCGGCGCGATGCCTGGGGTCAAGGGGATTAGTTACGAGAAGCTCATGCTCGCCGCTGGGGTCAAGAGCCCAGAGTTTTTCGATAAAGTCTTTAATTTTCATTTAATATCCAATAGATAAGGGTTATAAGTCCCGCGCCTATGATCGAGCCATGAGGTCGTGCGGTGGGTATAAAAAAAGGGCTCTAGCACTAAAAAATTAAGCATCGCGCTACCGATGCCCATCTTACGCATCGATTGTCTGGTATAGATCCAGTGCACCGCGAGGTGATTAAACACAAGGTAGGCCGCGATTAAATCCGGATCGTCCGTCGGCACGGCAACAACACAGCGCGAACGTGCGAGCAAAGACTCGATTCTACTATGTTGGCCCGCATAGTAATAACTGCGGGGCATGGCGCGCATTGCGTTACGATAGCTAGCAAGCCAACTACTAAAAATAAAAGCCGAATCACTCGGTTTTCCCTCACGAAAATTTATCGGAATATCTATTTGCAAAAATTCACCACGTTTTTATCACTATCATCATCCTCATCGTCGTCACTTTCGCCATCGCCAAAGACAACATCCTCTTTTGGTACCGCGTTTGTGTATCTAACAAAAAGCGCCA